TAATCAGCATAGTATCGGTTTTCAAACTATTAAAAGCATTGAAGAGCAAATTAGTGAGGATAAGGAAGTAACACGCATCACAGAGGTTAAGTTATGGGAAGGTTCGGCAGTTACTTGGGGAGCTAACCCTAATACCCCATTTAACGGATTTAAGGGAATGGGAATTAAAGAAAAAGAAGACAGAATAAAACTATTAGTAAAAACTATCAGAGGTGGCGATTTAACAGATGAAACCTATTCTTTGATAGAATACGAAATATTAAAATTGACAAGTTCAGTTAATGAAACAAAGGAAGCCGTTAATAGCACTTCTATTGAAACTAACCCAAACACGATTAGCGAATTTAGAAAATTATTAAACCTTTAAAAATTAAAAAATGGAACAAGAATTAAAATCATTAGCTGAAGACTTAAAAGCAAAATTTAACGGGTCTGAAACTAAATTAAAAGCGATAGAAGAAAAAATCGCTGAAATTGTAGCAAACGCTGAAAAGTCTTTAACAGACAAAGAAGCAGAAATTAAAAAAGCATTTGAAGCAGAAATTACTTCAATCAAAGAAAGAGCAAACGAGTTAGATGCTTTAGTAGCTAAAAAAGCAAAAGAAGAAGCAGAAAAAGCACCTAAAACATTAGGAGAAGCATTATCTGCACAAGTTAAAGAAGTAGGTGGTGGAAACTACGAAAAAGGTATTAAAGAAATTGAACTTGCATTAAAATCTGCTAATGGTTCATTCTCTATTCCTTTGAATTTAAAAGCGGTTGGCGATATGACTACTTCAGGTAGCTTAACTGGCGACCCTGTAAGAACTTACAACACTCGTCAAGGGTTAGTGCCTTTTCAAAAGGTTAATATGCGTGACTTAATGCCAACTGTTATTTCTTCAACTGGTACATTTGTAACTTACAGAGAAACAGGTTCAGAGGGTTCTATCTCAACTCAAACAGAGGGTTCAAGCAAATCACAAATTGATTACGATTTAACAGAGATTGTAACTGTTAATTCATACATTGCAGGTTTTGCTCGTTTCTCAAAGCAATTAATGAAAAACTTACCTTTCTTGGAAGGTACACTTTCACGTATGTTGTTAAGAGATTTCTACAAAGCAGAAAACAGTGCTTTCTTTACAACTGTTTCAGGTGCTGCAACTGGTTCAGGTACTACAAGTTCAACTACTTCGGATATCGAAGCTATAATTGACTTAATTGGTAACCAATTAGCTGCTAACTTCAATCCATCATACGCATTAGTAAATCCAAAGCAATTAGCTAAATTGATGAAAGAAACTTTCACAACTGGTTATTATGCAGGTGCGGGTGCTGTTACATTAACTCCAACAGGTATGAACATCTTTGGTGTTCCGGTAGTTCCTGCGTCGTTTGTAACTGACAACTATGTATTAATTGCTGACGCTGATTACCTTGAGAGAGTAGAAGTTGAAGGTGTTAACGTTGTATTCTCATACGAAGATGCAACTAATTTTACAACCAACAAAGTAACTGCTCGTATCGAGTGCCAAGAAGCGGTAAATACATTAAGAGTAGATTCATTAATTTACAAAAATTTAGCGCCTATTAGCTAATTTTAAGTATAAGTATAAAAATATGGCAGGTATTTAATTATATCTGCCTATTTTTTTGTATTTTTGTGTGGTTCGTAATTGTTTTTTCATATAAAAGGGTTGACTTTAATTAGTCGCCCTTTTTTTGTATCTTTGAATATGAAATTTATAGCAACCATAGACTTTTCAGGCATTGAGGGAATGCCTTTTAGGTATTACAAAGGTCACATTTACGAATTAGAAAACAACGAAACTGTTAAGAAATTAGTTAAAGTTGGCTATTTGCAAGAATTTGAGGGTTTTAAAGAAATTAAAGAATACAAAGAAGTAATTGAAACTCCTAAAAAAAGAGGAAGAAAAACAAAAGAATCTAAAATTGATTTGGAAACTAAATGATTAAGACGGAAGCATATAACGAAAGTAAGCAGTTTTTAGGCTTAACAAAAAAGAATGGTGTTAAAGCAAGTAAATTGTACACTCAAAAGCCGTTGGGTTTTTTTAGTGTTTCAAGAAATTTAGCAGCATATAGAACAAACCAAGAAGGTGCTTTGGAGTTAATGGGTGCTAATGTTCCAAGAATAGACTACCCGATTACAATATTAGAGCCTGCGAGAACTAACTTATTATTAAGAAGTCAAGAATTTAATAATGCAAGTTGGGGTAAAGAAGCTGTAAGTGTAACAGCTAATACTACAAATGCACCCGATGGTACTTTAACAGCTGATTTAATGACTCCAACAACTACAAATGCTTTTCACGGTGTCAATCAAACTTTTAATTTTGTAAATAGTACTTCTTATGTATTATCATATTATGTAAAATCAAACGGATATAATTTTGTTCAAATACTTTTAGGTTCGGCAATTAGTCTTTCTTATTGTAATTTTAACTTATCAACAGGGGCAAAAAATAATCAAGGTTTTGCAAATTCAAACATTGAAACTTTGACTAATGGTTGGTACAGAATTAATATAACATTTACAGCTACTATAACTACAACAAGTGCAGTTGCTATTGCAGTAGTAAACAACATTAATTCAACCAGAGCAGCAGCTTTTTTGGCTAATGGCACAAGCGGTGTTTATTTATGGGGCGCACAATTAGAAACAGGAAACACTGCTACTTCCTACATTCCTACAACTAATGCGCCTGTAACTGTTCCTGCTGTAATTGAAGCTCAATGCCCTGAATTATTAGTAGAAAATGAAGCTACAAATAGATTTTTGCAAAGTCAGAATTTATCTTCTGCAACGTGGACTAAAACAGCTGTAATCAATTCAAGCACACAGTTAGCACCTGATGGCACAAATACAGCATTTGGAATGCAAGATAATAATCCAAGTGCGTTTTTGTTTTTTTCACAAAATAATACAATAGTAACAAATACAAACTACACACATTCTTATTTTATAAAAAAATCATTTGTCCCATTAACATTTTACAGTGGTTTAGATATTTTTTCAAGTGGTAATAATATTAGAATAATCTTAAACAATTATAATGGCACAGCGGTAACTTCACAAACTGGTACTGCTACACTTGTTTCTACAAAAATAGAAGATTATATTGATTATTATAGAGTATCAATAACTTATAAATTTGCAAGTAATACTTCTATTATTTTTTATCATTACCCAGCTATTTCTACAAATGGAACTACAACAAACGCCGCAGCACAAGGAATAAATATATACTGGGGGTTTCAAAATGAGTTAGGCAACACTGCTACTTCATACATTCCTACAACAACAACAACTATAACACGCCCTGCTGATAATGTACGAAATAACACAATAGGATATGACAACGAAGAAAGCACTATTTTTGTCAGAGCAAGATTAAACTTTACAACTGATTATCAGGGAATAGCTACTTTGTGGGATGGCGATGATATATACAATGGCTATATAACTATGTATTACTATATAAGCGGAGGAGTTAGATATATAGCGTTTGATACTTATAATGGTTTTGACACAAATCAATATTTATATACAGCACCAAGTGACGGAGTTTATAGTATTGCTTTTGCATATCATACAGATGAGGGCAGTTATAAAATAGCTATCAATGGCGTTTTAATAACTGATGACGCATTTCCTAACGATTTACCAAGTTATACATTATTAACTCAAATGACATTAGGTTCTTTTTCAACTTATTTTAATTCAAGAACAAAAGGCTTTATGTATTTTGACACTTTATTAGACAATGATAGTTTAGAAAATTTAACAGCATAATGGAAGTACAAATATTACAAGATTTGGCAAGTGAGCCAGTAACTTTACAGGAAGTTAGAGATTATTTAAGAATAACCACAACGGCAGAAGACGATACCTTAAACATTTTAATAGCTTCGGCAAGGGAAAGATTAGAAAAATACACTTGTTTAAGTTTTGGCGAAAAAGAGTTAAAAGTACGTTGGGATGCGTTGGATTCAACACTTAATGGTAAGGAATTGCCTTATCAACCAAACGCAGACGTTACAGAATGCGAAAATGACAATGGTGATACTATATCTTACGAATTAAAAGGACTTGAATACAAAAAGATTTATTTATACGGAAGTGCAGGGGTAAATGTTACATATACAGCAGGGTTTCAGACGTTGCCTAATGGCTTAAAAAATGCTTTGTTAAAAGAAATAGCAACGGAATACGAACAAAGGGAAAACTTTATTTTAGATGCAAGTGGAGAGCCTTTAAGTAATGATGCTAAAAGATTATGTTCATCTTATACAAGAAACTTATGGTTGGGAAATTAAGACATAAAATAGATATATTAAACTTTACTACAACTCCTAATGGTTCAGGAGGCTTAATAGAAGCGTGGAGTGTAGTTGAAAGTCTTTTTGCTATGGTTACTCCCACAAGTGGATTTCGTTCATTAGAAGCGTCTCAAATTAGCTTAAATCAAACATATAAGGTAATAATAAGATACGAAGACTATCCTGTTTTAAGTAAGACTAATAAAATTAGATACGAAGGCAAATATTTAATTATACACGAATTTAGAATATTAGAAGAAAAACGTAAATGGATAGAAATTAAATGTGAAGCGGATAGTAGTGATATTTTAATATACGATGAAAATTACCAACCAATAACAGACGAAAACGGAAACTTTATAACAACATAATTATGCCAATATTTAACGAAGGAGAAGAACTAAACTATTTAGAAAAGGATGACATTCTAATGAGTGGCAGTCCGGATAATTTTAGCAAAGTAAAAGCTCAGAATTTATATAACAGAACCTTAACAAGAACGCAGTTACAGGCTTTAATAAGTGCAAATGCCTTAAACATAGGGCAACAATACACTATAAGCAATGCTGTAAATAATACAATGGCTTTAAAAGTTATAGCAACAGGAATTAACATTTTAGATAATGTTGCAGTTAGAGTATCAAATGGTGTTAATTACATTTATAACATAACTACCGACCAAGTATCAACTGTATTTAACGGAGAAGTAATTTTACAAAGCCTTACAACGTCACAAATAAACGCTTTAACGCCAGTAGAGGGAATGATGGTTTATAACAGCACAATAGACCATTTTTGTGGATACCAAAACGGCCAATGGGTTAAGTTTAGTCATAGTCCTATGTAATAATGATAAAAAAGTTAGCTAAAATATGCCAAGAATGTTATAGGGGTAATTTTACAAATACTCCTATTTTTTCTATTGATGTAAAAGGTGTACAAGCATACATATTAGACGAGGGTGAATATTGTGTTTTAGTTTTTAGGGGAAGCGATGAAAAAGAAGACTGGAAACAAGATTTTAAAATAGGCTTTGTCAATACTGTTTATGGTAAAATGCACAAAGGATTTAAAGAAAGTTGGGATTTAGTAGCTTCTAAAATTAGGGCAAATTTGCCTAATAAACCATTATATATCACAGGTCATTCATACGGTGGTGCATTAGCATTTATAAGTGGTATTTATATTCCACACGTTGAGGTGGTAACTTTTGGATGTCCGAGAGTAGTACACAAAAACTATTTTAATTATTTGAAAGTTAACCATATAAGAGTAAGAAACAATAACGATATAGTTACAATGTTACCGCCGAAATCATTAGGCTATACACACATTGGACAGTTATTGTATTTAGATTACGAGGGTAACAAGGCTATTAAAGTAAATATTTTAGATAGAATCAAGTCACATATTAAAGCGTGGAAAAAAGGGCAAAAGTTTAATCCATTTTACGACCACGATATAAATAAATACATTGAAAAGTTGTGAAAATTAAGGGAATACAAGCGGTTACAAAAGAACTTGAAAAGAAAGCCAAGCAAATAGAAAATAAAATAGCAGCGCAGGTTTTTGATACAGGGCAGGAAATTATTGCCAAAGCTAATGATAATGCACCTACTTATACTTGGGGGGTTATTTCGATTTTGCAAGGTGGGGATAAAAGCGATAAGTTTTCTTTTGTTGTAGAAGCGACTGATTTTGGTAATCCTCCAATGGCTGCATACTGGGAATTTGGAACTGGAAAGAACTTTTTAGAAAATATGAGCGGGTATACAAGAGAACAAATAAATCTTGCAAAAAAGTTTTATGTAGATGGTAAAGGTACAATAAAGGCACATCCATACCTTTTTCCTGCTTATTACACAGAAAGAAAAAATTTTATTAAAGAGGTAAAAAAGATAATTAAAAATATATGAAAGATTTAGGCTTAATTATAAGAACAAAATTTTGGGAAAGATTAAACGGAGTAGCTTATTCAGGTGGCACGATAAAAGTGTACGATTCAGCAAGTGTGCCTGCTAATATTAACCCTCCTTATGTTACTTTAGGCACGTTTTTAAGCACAGAGTTAGGTGAAGGCTCAAAACAATCTTATGGGCAAGAATGTATCCTTTTATTAGAGGTAATTACTAAAGCTACAAACAGTTACGGAGGTAAGGCATTATCTGATGAAATAAGCAACGAAATTATAGAGTTATGTAGAACACGACAAGCGGGTTATTTTGATTTAAGTCCTGATTTTCAGTTGATTTCAATAATATTAGAAAATACACAAACCATTGAGGATTTGGTGGAAAGTGGGTTAATTTCACGCAGATTAATAAGATTCAGGATAAAAGTACATCAATTATAATGCTAAAAATTTTAGTATATTTGTAAATAAAAAGATATGAGTATTTTAAACGGAAGTGATTTATTATTATTTATAAATGATGGCATTGACGACTATGCAGTAGCTTGTCAAAGAGGTGTAACCGTTACAATAAATTCAGATAACCCTGACGCGACCTGTAAGCAAGATGATGGCTACACTCATTTATTATATGGCAAACGTAGCTTTGAAATTTCAGCGGATGCTTTGCAGTCTTTTAACGAAAATATGGATTTAGAGCTTTTATTTGATTATTACAAAAATAGAACTCCTATAAACTTTTCAGTAGCAAATCCATTATTTACAGATGTTTATTTTACTGGGGAGGCTTTAATAACTTCAATTGAAGCAAATAGTCCAATGGAAGACGTAGCGACTTATTCAATTACATTGCAAGGGGATGGAGTTTTACAGAGCCTTGTTTCTTAATTTGTTAATTGCTAAAAAAATTAGTATTTTTGAATAACATTAAAATATAAAAAAATGGCAGTATTTAACGGAACTTTAACAGTTTTAAAAATGGATGGTACGCAGTTAGCAGAACTAACAAACGTTACTATGTCTATGACTTCAGATAATTTTGAAACTACTTCTAAAGAAAGTGGTGGATATGCAGAATTTGCTTATGGCAAAAGAAGCGTAACTTATTCGGTTGAGGGATTAGCTGACTTCCAAGCATCAAACAAAGATTTAGCAGATTTATTTTCTGCGTGGACTTCAAGAACAGTTGTATCATTAGAGTGGACAAATGCAGTTTCAGGCGATAAGAAAGTAACTCAGAGTGCTTTAATTTCAAGCATTGATGTAGACGCACCGATGGAAGATGTAGTTACTTATTCAGTAGAATTTCAAGGAACAGGAACTCCAACTATTGCAACTATCTAATGATTGAAATAAAACTAAATAACGAACTAAAAAGCCTAAAATTCAGTAATTACGCATTGGAGTGTTTTACTAAAATAACAGGCAGTGAGATTGGAGA